CGGCGTTGGGCTTGAATGCGCCGTTGAGCGCGGCGGCGTGGCCCGGCTCGGCCTTCTTGGCGAGAGCGCGGGCGGCGTTGAGCGTGAGCTCGCCGGCTTCGGCCTCGTCGAGGAGGTTGGCGTTGACGATCTTCTCGCGAAGATCCTTCAGTTCGGCCTCGTCCTTGGCCTTCTGGTTGTTGACCAGCGCCTCGTTGGCGTCGGTGAGCGGCTTGATGGCCGCCGCGACCGCCGGACCGATGGCGGCGGCGAACGAGTTCGCCAATGCCTCGGGCTTCAGGCTCTCCGCGAGGGTCTTCACCTCGTCGGAAAGCGCCTTGAACTGCTCGTCAGAGACAGCCATGTCGTTCTCCTGTGTGTTGGTAGAGGTGGCCCGCGGGGAGCCAAACATTTTGGCGAAGACCGCTTTGAACTCGGTCATCGCCTGCTCCATCAGCGACGCGCGTTGTTGCCGCTCCAGAGCCCTGAACGCTGACTCCAGCGCCCAACCAAGATCACGCTCCGCATCCTCAGCGAGGACGGAGTTGATGACCTCGATTTCCGATTGCTCGCCGGCCGCATTGACCATCATGCCGACGCCCTGCTCAGGCGTGGCCGCCCCGTCCTCACTCAGGAGGATGGCGTCGTGGTCGAATACGATGTCGCGAGCGATGTACTTGTGTTCGACGTCGCCGTTCGCCGCCTCCATCAGGGCGTAGAGGCCCGTGGAGGTGTGGACGGGCTCGCCCTTCTCGATGGCGGCCAGCACCGCCTTGCCGCCGGCCGACTGGTTGGCGATCTCGACGTCGATCACCTTGTCGAGGAGCACCCGCCCCTTCTCTCGCCGGACGTTCTCGTTCCAGGCGCCGATCCAGCCGTGATTGATGCCCTCGGGGTCGCGGGCAGAGACAAACTTGCCGTTGATCATCGGGTGGCCGAGCGGCGCCGGCGTGCGCTCCAGGCCTTTGAAGCTCTTTTCGATCTCGGTGGCCGGGTAGAGAATCGAATTCATCACGACGTCATCGGGAAGCGTCGCGCTCGGCACGATAAGGACGTCGCGACCGTTCCGCTTCTCGCTTCGCACGGCCTTGGTGTTGGCCAGCGCCCGGATGTTGATGCGGACCTGATCGCCCGCGGCCCGATTGGCGATGAACACGCGGGCCGACATCAGACCAGCCCCACGATGTCGGTAGCGTCCGTGTCCGTTTCCATGACGCGCGAGGGCGAGATGCGCAGCTCGGTCCCGGCGGGCACGCTGGCGAAAGTCACCGGGTCCGAATCGGGTGCGAAGACGACGGTCACGTCGCCCGCGCCGCCGACCCACAGCGATTGCGGGTACTGCGGCAGGTCTTCGTCATCGTCTGGCGTGACGGCGAAGGCCTCGCGTGCGGAGCCGCCCGCGGCTCGCGCGGGGAACTGGTCTCGGATCGTCATGGGGCTTACTCCTGGCCGCCGTCGGACGGGGCGGGGTCTCCGCCGGGCGGGGTCTCCGGCTCTTCGGGTTCAGGCGGTTCGACCTGCGCGTCGGCGTCAGAGAGTGGCTCGAGGTCCATCACGGCCCGGATCTCGGCGCCGGTGAACACGCGCTCCCGGGTGGCTGTGACGGATACCTGATTGGTCTCCGCCATCTTCTTCGCCCGATCGATTTTCTCGGTCGGTTTCGCTTCGGTCAGCGCCGTCCAGGCCAGCGACCAATCCCGCTCTGGGATCATGCCGAACCGCTCGAGGCGGCGAACCAGCGCCATGATGTTCGGGATCACCAAGGAGGAACGGCGCGACATGTTGGTCTGCGCCCATTCCTCGGCGTCCTCGGTGCTCGCGCGCTCTCCAGTTTGCATGCCGACGAGGATCTTCATCGGGATTGAGATCGAGGCGGCGAATGACTGCACCGCGACCGCGAAGAAGTGCTCCGGGCTGGGCAGGGTCACGCCGAGCGCCTTGGCGGTCATGCCCTGCAGCATGAGCAGCTCGTCAAACCCGCGCTGCCAGGCCTCAACCTGCTCACCCATCTTGTCGGCGACTTCGCTGGGCGACACGCCCATGGCCTTCGCCATCTGCTCGATCTTGGCGTCCTTATCGACCTCCAAGACCGGCGACGACTTGGCGTTCTTCCAGAACCCCTCACCGCCGGCGCCGATGATCTTCTCCGCGGAGAAGAGGTCGTTCAGACCCGCCTTAAGCGCGGACGCGCCATTGACCGTCCCGTCACGAGACCAGATCAGCACGCGGTCGGGGTGGACGAGGAAGTTCCGAGGCTGCGAGCTCCGGCCGACGGCCGACTCGTTGAACTGATACTGCTTGACCTGGCCGTAGGTCGTGGATCGCTCGTCAGTATCCCACTCGCTCACGCTCAACTGGCCTTCCCAGGCGGGGATCACCTCAACGAGCCCACCCAGGCCGCCTGGAACGCGATTTACCGGCTCTCGAAACTGGCGATTGTCAGCGAGCCTCAGAATGACAGCGGCATAGGCGCCGACCATGCTGCGCCGGTCCGCCTCTGCGAGCTGCTGCCAGAGCCGCAGGTCATCGAAGCGCTCGCGGATCTGCTTTTCCCAGCGCGTTTCCCTGCGCGCTTGGCCGCCATCGCGAGCCTTCTCCAGCAAGAACGGGAAATCCTGCCACGTCTTGAGGATCGTCTTGTCGACGCCGGCGCGGGCTAGGCCGTTGCGCTCGTAGAGCGCGAAGAAGTCGTTGAACTGCGGATCCGTCGGATAGCCGAAGTCGGCGTAGTGGTTGTGCTTCGCCGCCGAGAAGAAGCCGGGGAACATCTGAGGCAGCGCGCGGCGCGCCTCGTTCGCCACAAGGCGAAGAACGCTCATCCGCGCACACGCTTGGAGAGGAACATGGCGACAGCGGGCTCACCTTCGCTCTCGGCCCACGTCAGCATCAACGCATCCGCATAGTCAGGGCTGGCGATGCCGCGGCGGGCAAGCGCGTCCTTCTTCTCGATCACGATCTTGCCCTTCTCGTTCTTGCCCCACTTCACCAGCGACAGCTGGAGGCAGAGCGCGTCGCTTTCCGGGTCGCCGCTGGGCAGGGCCAGCAGGTCGGTGAGCGGATGTTCCTTGCCCCCTTGGCCCTTGAGCCAGAGGACGTGCTCATGCGTGCGCTGGGCGGCCGTGCGGCAGAGCCACCAGACCTCCGCCTTCATGTTGGCGAACATCTCCTCAGAGGTGCGCTCGTCGTCCCAAACGCGCTCGCTCGGCGGCAGGCCGGTGTTGATCGGGTTCACCGCCAGGCCGGCGACCTCGTTGTGGCGCATCGTGGAGGAGACGCCCTCGCCCACGCCTGGCGCATCGAAGTTCAGCGTGGTCGCCCGGTCTTCCTTGGCGATGTCCAAGGCCCAATGCGCGGTCTCGGTCGTGTCCGGATCGCGCCGTGAGCGCGGAGTCTGCACCACGGGCCCGCGGCGGGTGATGGCGACCGACTTGGCCTTCCCAGCGCCCACATCCACGCCCACCGTTGCGACGTTCGACGGTCGAAGGCTGGGCTCGAGCGTGGCGACTTGCTTGCAGCTCTCGACCCACACGGCCGGGATACATATCCCTTCGACGCTGGCCGAATAGTCGATGTCGTATTCGCTCGCCCAGGTCGTCGGGTCGGAGAAGCTCGCCTGTTTGGCCCGCGCCCATTCCTCGGTCTTGCGCGGGTCGTCCCGCCAGTGAAGCCGGAATATCTGATGCGGCTTCAGGATCGAATGGCGCTTGCGGGCGAACAGGTTGCCCATGCCGTTGACCGACGAGACCCAGACGACGCAATCGGTGTTGCCGCTAAGCGCCTTCTCGACCGTATCCGCGTTGGGCACGAAGGCTGCTTCGTCGACCACGTAGAGCGATGATCGCCCCCCGCGGCCCATGTCCTCGCCGCCCTCGCCGGAGATCACCGCGCCCGTCTCCGGGTTGGAGATCCGCATGTAGTTGTCATGCTGCGGGCCGAAGCCCTCCGGCAGCATCCACTCGGGCAGTCGCCGCAGCATGATCCGTAGCTTGGCGAAGATGCTGTCGGGGTTGTCCTTCTTGTCGACGTAATCGACCTTGCGACTACCGAAGGTCGCCTTGAATCCGGGACTGAAGAGCCACTGATGCAGCGCCACGCCGGCGCAGAGGTAGGTGACGCCGGTGTCCCGGCTCTTCTCGCCCAGCCCTTCTTCGCCGCGCTCTATGCGCTCGAGCATCCAGCGGACGAACTCGCGCTGCTTCGGCCAGAGCCGGAAGGGGATGAAGGCGCCGCCGGGTTTACCGGCCAGTCGCGGGTCATAGGTCCAGACGTAGCGATCGAACCAGTAGCAGATGTCAGCGGCGCATCGGGCCAACTCAGCAGCCCGCTCGCCCCTACCAGCTTCAGCCTGTCGCCTCGCCTTCTCCGCCCTGATCTCGTCCAGGGTCGGCACCACCAAGGATCTTCTCAAGGCGGTCGAGGTCGGCATCGCTCACCTGGCTAAGGTCCACGGTCTGGATTGGGCCGCCGTTGGCGCCGGTGTGCTCGTGGCGGCTGTTCTCGCGCCAATCTTCTGGGAAGCGCGCGGCCATGGAGCGGGACCAGACCGAGGCGTTGAACTTGTCGGCGGTCATGCCCTTCTGGCCGGCGTCTTCCCACCAGGCCTGCGAGAGGGCCATCGCACGCGTAATGGCGTCCAGAAACTCGGGGTGCGCCTTCGTCCAAGTGTCGAGCGTCTGCCGGCTCACGCCGAACTGCGCTGCGATGTAGGCCTTGCTCTTCCCCTGCTTCCCGAAGGCTACGGCTTGGGCGCAATAGGCGGGATAGTACTCGCTCGGCCGGCCCACGGGGCGAGGCGTCGGTGTCTCGCTCATGGGGCCTCTTTGATATCAACCGATATCGCGGGATATCGTTGGCGCATGGCCAGGATGATTTTTGATCTCACCGATGATGACCGCGACGCCTTGGAGCGCATCCGGATCGCGCGCGGGCTTCGCTCTCATGCGGAGACGCTTAGGGCGCTGATCCGTGGCGAGGGCGGTGAGCCGGTGGCGGCCGAGACGCCGAAGCCGTCGCCGTCATTTTCGCATGGCCGAAGCAAGACGGTCGTTGTCGCCCCGAAGCGCCAGCGCGTTGATGCGCCCAAATTCACGTCCCGCCTCAAAGGCGAGTGGAAGGCACCTTAGCTCAGCAGCCGAAGGCTTCGGCAATGATGGTCCCAAGCCAGGCGAGAATGACGACGATCAGGAAGCCGGCCCAGGCGTCGAAGCGATCTGAGGAGGGGCGCATGGGCGTCCTCCTGATGCTAGGTCGCTGATCTTCGGACAGATTTCTACTTAAGGGGCGGACGCTGAAACGCCACGCTCCCCAGGGGCTG